TTCCACTTCTTCTTTTGTGGGCTGGTTTCTTCTTATAAGTTCTTGTAAATTAACAATCTTTCTTTCTGTTATTGTCTCCATTTCTTTTTTCACCTGTTCCGCTCCAACCACTTTTGTATAAGTGTTATTCGGTGGAAATACTTTCTTCTCTTGCCCTGGATTGAAACGGAACATGGCGAGCTTGTTGTTTCCGCTTTTACCTATCTGAGTAGTGGCTGCCTCTCCTGCCTTTTTGGCAGTTTCAGGGTTGCTTTTGGTGTTTTCACGTGCCAATACTTCTACAGCCGTACAGCGACAACGCCAGCCATTGGGTGGGTAATATTCTGTCCAAAAGGCATCATCTTTGGGTAAACAGATTCCTGCCAAAGAGGCGTGACTTTGTCTTACTCGCTCATCGCCTGCCGTACGATATTCCAACCAATACCTACTTGTATCCTCTTGCAGGTTTGCCCAATTAGCGGCACTTTGGGCACTCTGTACGGCGAATTGGTACTCGGCTTCTAAGTAGTTACGGTTGTAGGTATTATTGAGTTTGAGTATCTCCTTTTCAAAGAGATGATAAGGGCGTATGTTACCCTGCTCATCTTTGAGTTTGCTACGTGCTTCCGTAAGCTGTGTATGGGTCTTGAGCCCCGAAAAGATAAACACATCACGCTCTAAATAGGCTCTCATTTCCTCTGGCACTTCATGTGGGATAGCGGTGTTAAACACTTCAGAGGTGGCAGTAATAAGCTCTCGGTAGGCTTTGTATTTCGTCAAGTCTTCCGGCTTGTAAGCGCCCTTCTTATGCAATTGGTCAAACGCTTTTTTTGCTACTTTGGTAAGGTCTAACGGCTTCTTTGGAGGCTCTTGTGTGCTTGATAACCTTGCTTCTTGGCATGCCTCACAATCACAGGGTGCATATTGCAGACTTAGACTTTGGTGCATAGCCCCGAAATAGCGTTGAGCCACCGCGGGCATAATTTCGGGGCTTAGTCGAAAAAATCTAAAGAGAGCTTTTGAGGTGTAGTAGATGCTTTGTTCCCTATTACTTCAATACCGAATTTTTCTTTAATCCAATCATCGGAGACTTCTTTATAAGGCAGTATTTCCTTAGTGCGTGTCCATAGTTCTCCCAAGTCCTCCACTTGGTCATACACGAGCGATAAGCCCTCTTCAGGTAGTACCCCAATAGCATAGAGGGCGGGGAGCACTTTGTCGTTCATACACTGCTCTACCATAGTTTGGTCGGCATCCACAAGGGCTTGTAGCATATCCTGTGAACTGACCTCCTTACCCTTACTACCATACTTAGTATCTTGTCCAATGATAGCCCCCGAGATAAGTAGGGAGATGTTATCACGGCACAGTTTTATGAGTCCGTCGTACACTTCCCCTGTGGAGGGTACCCCTGTAGTTGCCCACTCAAACTGCTCTGTCTCGTCAATAATGAACCAAGCAGCTGCTCCCATATCGGTCATCATCTTCTCTGCACGGTTGAAAGCTTGGCGATCACGAGTGTTGGTTTTCATCACACGAGGGGGAATACCATATATCTCGCATAGCTCCGACCAGCAGCTTTGGGCAAATCGACTAAAGAGGATATGTGGTATTGCCTTATTGATAAGTCCCAGGTCACCTACCCCGCCAAAATCCAACAGCCATGTGCCATACTCGGAGGCATTCATATAATCCAAGCCCTTGTCATCGGTATAGTCCTTTAGGATAATCCCCTTTTGAGGAATTACATTCTGTCGAGGCACTAAAGTTACTTCTACATCCAAAAATGGTACATCATCATTACCTGCATCTGTTACCTGCCGATTTAGTTCAATGAGGGTATAGCCAAAGTACTCACTGTCCAAAATATGCCCGATAATATCACCAAACCATACAGATTTCTGTAATTGGCTTGTCAGCTCGGTGTGGGTCTCCCCATTGGCTTTCTTTATGGAGAAGTTAGCCGATAGGGTTTTGAGTTTGCGATTTTTGATTTGTGAGGTTGTATGGGCGTCAAGGAGCATATCCTTTACCAAATTGTAGTAAGGATATAGCTTAGGATTATCTATATTCTCCGCCATAGCTAGGGCACTCTTCCAAGTGAGCACATCGGCACGAGTACGTGCCATTGCCTTGGGAACAACGTTACGGGTAGGTTGAAGGGAGTTTTTAGTTTTGGATCTTGAGTTTCGAGTCTTAGGTTTCATTGCTTATATTTTCCTTTTACATTAACGCCTTTTTCTGTGAGTTGTAGTTTTTCAATAGCGAAGCCGTCGGCTTCGAGTTGGATACGTATATGCCTATCTAAGGAGCGGGAGACACTACCATTTTGGGCACGTTGGATATAGCACCCAGTAAGGGGGGATTCTTTCCATTCGCCTTGTTTGGAGAGAAAAAGAAATTCCACATGTTGAGCGGCACTTTCTCCGATAAAGAAGTCTCCTTGGGCTATAACGAGGTCATAATTTGTGTTGGTAAGTATATCTTTCATTTCTAAGTTGTTAGTCGTTAGTGATTAGTGGCTAACTGCTAACCACTATTCATGATTAAACTTTTTACGAGAGCCAAAGAGGAAAGGGGTAGTTTGCCGTTCACTTTCCTCTGTACGAGGGAGTATCGGTAAGGAGGAGATATTCACCTCACCTTTGGAGAGTCTTTTAAGGTACTCTATTGCCCTATCGTATCGCTCTTTGGCGTGGTCATAGATAATATCTACATTGCACAAATCCACGATATACCACTTGGCTACCGAAAGGCAGAGGCTCACCACTAAGGCATTTCTATCGTCCCCATGTTGGCTAAAAATAGCCTCCACATCATACCTGGGACGTCCGTCGAGGTACTCTTTTTTATCATTGGTATAAAAGTAGGACTTGACTTCCTGCTCAGCCGTGTCTAAGGCTTGCAGGACGATAGTGTTGTCCCCTTCGGTTATCTGCTCCACTTGGTAGGAGTAGATATTATTCTTTAAATCTTCTTTTCTAAGGAACATAGCTTATTTTATTGCCCGCGGGTGCTACCCGCTAATAATGGTTATTTACTCTTGCCCCGAAGGCGTATTGGTTGCTACTTTGCCTGTTGCGGCCTACGAGCCATTTAAAAGCTCCATGCACGGCATCGGGTCCATCATCGTGAGCCCCCGAACCCTTTTCAAAGGCTAAAAACTGGTCAATAAGCACCTGCATATCTGCGTTTTTCTGCTCACTATTGAACCACACGTTTTTGCGCTCAAAATAGCCCGCAAGGCTCTCTATACGGTCAAACTTATCTGCCTTGCTGCGTTTGTCGGCTACGATAGGGATATAGTACCCCCGTTTGTCGCCCTCGTTATCAAAATCAGAAACAAACTCGTCCATAGCAAAAAGTCCCTCAATCATATAACGAATGTTATACCTATCGAAGTGAAACTTCTCATACATATCATAGAGCCATTTAGCACAATGCGCACGGCTTTTTTGCTGCATATAGCACAGTAGTATATGAAACTCCTTGCCTATATTACCCACCAAAATTAGGGCTTTATAGTCGGCATTTTCCTTGTATGACAAGTCTCCATAAAAGCATAGATTATCATACTTGGAAAGTGGTAGCGCTTTTTTGTACTGTATATCCTCATACTTAAAAATAGCCCCATCCTCTATGTGGGTGTGCATATATTCCCGCATAAACGAGCGGTAAGGCATACTTTTAAACTTATTAAGCCAGTACTCCGCCGATGTTTTCTCTGGCCATTCGGGGGTAAAGTCCTGTAAGTTTTTCACGGCACACACCGTAAGTATTTTAAACAAGGTGTGACCTTGAGCGATATTACTTTCGTAGTTCTGCTCTTCTTGTGGGGTGTTAATCACCTCATTAAAATATGTTTTAAGACGATTCGTTATTGAGTTTTTGTGGAAGTTGTTATTGGCAAATACAAAACGCTCTGTAGCATTATCCTCGCTGTCAAAGCACCCCCATACATCTTCGGTGATATAGTCCACACTCTCACGCATGATTCTATCGTTATGGATAGACTTCTTGCTATCCACATCATCCACCACGATATAGTCGGGACGTTCAGACTGTTCTCGTGCTCCTCGTGGGTTTTGCCCAAAGCCAAGCGACATAAACCGCACCCCGTCATTGGTAACAAACGATCCGTCCGACCAATCTCCTACAGAAGCTCTTTTGCCATAATCATTCTGCAAGCGGTTGTTATGCTCCAGCTGTGCCTGTATGCCCGAAAGGAGTTTCTTAGCCTTGGGCTCTGTTTCTCCTACCAAGAGCATAAATCGCAAATCATTCTTAGCAAAGTACAAGTACAACGGTATTCCCATATCTATATGTACCGATTTTCCTGCCGAGCGGTACATCTCAGCAAGTAAGCGCAGCCTTCTATTACCTACTATCAGCTTAGCCAACTTAGCGTGAAACCACGCACACTTTTGTTTGGCATAGTTAGGAAAATAGTACTCAAACCAACGCACATAATCGCTCTCTAAGTTCTTAATACGAGCGGCTTTCTCTTTGGCTGATTCGTGTATGTTTACCGAAGTAGCCTTAGCTATTAGCAGGCAATGCTTATCGTAATCGGCTAAGAGTTTAGCATATATTTTATCCTTCTTGCTCATTTTTTATTTTTAGTTGTAAGAATTGCTTGTGGAATTTAGTACATAGAGCTGCAAACTCAGCGTCTTGTTGTGATATAAACATATCCAGCTCCTTCAGTACCTTATATACGGTTGTAGGGTCTGCCTGCGTTTCGCACCTATCTAAGGCAGCCATTAACTTACCTACATCAGACGCCGAGAAAGTAGGCTCTTGTCCGTTCATTACCCTAATAGTTTCAGCCTGTAATTTCTGTTTGATAATAGTCGGCGAGGCGTGGAAGTTGAGCCGCTTGTCCTCCCAATCGTACTTCTTTACCCACTCACCAATAGTAGCTGGACGTACTCCATAGAGTTCCGCCACTTCTGCTTGGGTAACCTCAATATTTTCAATATAATACTGTTCTGCCTTGATACGAACAGCGTCTTTTGTTTTTGCCATAATATCATAAATAGAATGCAAAATTGAGAATTGAGGGACTGAAAAACAAAAAGTTGTGCAAGGAGGTTACAGAATTGTGTCATTGGGTTACAAGGTTGTGTCAGCAGGTTACAACTTTTTGCCTAAGAGAGAAAGCCACCCTAATTTTGCGCCCAGTTAGCAGACAAACTCATAAAACGAAAAGAAAATGCCCAGATTTGTACTCAATGATGAAAAGGTAGCCAACTCCTATGGCTTTCACATACTATCGGCTGGTATCAGCCTAGAGCGATTCTTGGCCAACCCCGTAATGTTGGACGGACACAATCAGAATAACCATAGTGTCATCGGCTCTTGGCAGAACGTTGTCTTAGAGGAGGGGAAACTCTTTGCTGAACCTCTCTTTGATATGCAGGACGAAAACGCTAAAATGATAGCAGGTAAGGTGGAAAGAGGTGTCATCCGAGGGGCAAGTATGGGCATTGCTTTTCATAAAAAGGACTTGGCCTATGAGGGAGGGGCTGTTCTCCTTAAAAAATGTTCCCTCTTTGAGGCATCTATAGTTGCCATACCCAGCAATGCCAATGCCTTACGCCTACAGATGGACGGAGTGGAGGTCTCCGAGGAGCAGATCAAGGAACTTTGCTTGTCTTTTTCAAAAACAAACCCTATTAACACAGTAGATATGAAGATACAACTTACACAATTGGCCTTGGTAGCTTTGGGCATGAATGCCAGCTGCAAGGAACTATCAGCCGAAGAGATTGAAACGGCTATACTGGCTCTATCCAAAGACAGAGACACACTCAAGGAAAAGCTCTCCCTATCGGAAGAGCAAGTAGCGGCTTATGTAGCCAAAGAAAAAGCCCAAAGGGAAGCCCTCACAGCGCAAATGCTTGACGAGGCTATCAAGAGTGGCAAAATCACAGCCGACAAGCGACAAACTTTTGCCGACTTGGCTGCGCAGAACTTTGAATTGGCTAAGGCTACCATAGAGGGCATACCTGCTAAGAAGAATTTCTCCGCTGGAGTTACTACCCCTACAGGCACTACAGGAGTGGCTACTATGGAGGACTTTCAAAAACTCTCCTTGGAGGAAAAATTAGCTTTCAAAAACGGCAACCCCGAAGCTTACCAAAAACTCATCGCTTCTATTTAGTGAAGAGTGAAAAACTATAATTTAAACCCTATTTAAAAACGAATAAAATAGTATTACAATGGCAATGAATTTTCCAGAAATATGGGAGAAACGTGTACACCAAACACTCTCCCAAGGGGGTACAGCCGACTTTTTGGACGGCGTACAAGAATTGGACGGCGATGTAATGGAGATGGGTGAAAATAATGTAATCCATATCCCCACTACCGAGTTCAAACCCGATGTACTTATCAATAACAGTACTTATCCTTTGTTAGTACAAAGCTACACTGAAAACGAGGTTACTGTCCGCTTGGATAAGTATCAAACCAAGCCTACCAAGGTTACCGATGACCAAACTATTGGTTCGAGCTATGACAAGATAGACGCAGTAACTCGTGCACAAACCAACGAAATCAGTGTGCGCAAGTATGGTAAGGCTATACATGCACTTGCCCCTACACAGAACACTGCGGCTACTCCTGTGCTCACCCTTGCAGGAACAGAATGTACCTACAATGACATAGTAGCCCTCAAGGCTAAATGCGACAAAGCAGGTTGGCCATTGGTAGGACGCCGCTTGGTATTGTGCTTTGACCATTACAACGCCCTACTCAAGGATAGAGAGCGTTTCGGTGACCAGCTAATCAACTATCGCCAAGGACAGGTGTCTCCTGTGATTGCAGGCTTTGAAATCAAAACCTACGAACAGCACCCCTACTATAGCAGTGCAGGTCAGAAAATCGCCTTTGACCAGGTGCCTACCAGCAGTGACAAACCCGCTTCTGTAGCTTTTGTGGTGCCAGCAGTGAGAAAGAAAACAGGGCTTACCAAACAGTACTACTCCGAGGCAAAGCAGGATCCAACGAACCAAGCCAACCTCTTGGCCTATCGCCACTATTTTATAGCGGTACCTTTGGAAAATAAGTATATCGCAGCACTTATTTAGTGACGAGTGACTAACGACTAATAACAAATATCATGGACAATATATTTAAAGATAATCCAGGGCTTGATGTAGCCTACAAAACGGCTGACGGCAAATACTTCTACACAGAGAACGGCGCACAAAACCACGCCCTTACCCTCAAAGACCAAGAGGTAAAAAAGGTTGTGCGCCCCGAAGAAGTAACAGAAAAAGAAGAGGTAAAAAATGAGGTAGTTACTGAAACAGAGAATCCTAAAACAGTAGTAACTGCTGAACCCTTAGAGCCTTCTTCGGAAAACACTGATAGTTTAGAAGTTACCGACAATTCAGAAAACCTAGAGCCCTCTGAAAATACTGATAGTTCAGAAGTTACCGACAATTCAGAAAACCTAGAGCCCTCTGAAAATACTGATAGTTCAGAAAACTTAGAGCTCTCTGAAGAGCAAGACAAACCACGTTTTGAACTCAAACCTAAAAACTTTAACAAACGCTAAACAATGAACGGAGTAAAATTTATCAGAAAAAACGGAGGATTAGGGCGAGAGCTCGCAGGTGAAGATCATATCTCTGGACTTATCGTCTATGGAGAAACGGCCGTTGCCCCTACCTTATTACTTTCGGTAGAGGAACTCAATGGTAAGGGGATTTTCCCCAATACAAACCCCGTATTGCACTATCATATAACTGAGTTCTTTCGTATCAATGAGGGGGCTAAGCTCTATGTGCAGTCTGTAGCAAGCTCCGACGGCAACTATACAGAGGTAAAGACTCTGCAAGCCTTTGCACAGGGCAAGCTCCGCCAAGTGGCCGTGTGTGACTTCAAGACAGAGCTATCGGGATTGGACAATGCGCTTTCAAAGCTGAACACCATAGCGAAAGACTTGGCTAAACGTATCACCCCATTGAGCGTACTCTATAGCTTTAAACTCAAGGCTGAAAATATGGCAAATCTTCCCGACCTACGTACCAAAAGTGCAGAATTGGTAAGTGTGGTTATCGGGCAAGATGGCGCAGGACGAGGTGCCTATATCACTCAAACTACTCCTTCGGTCAGTTGCATTGGGGCTGCCCTTGGTGCCTTGTCAAAAGCCCAAGTACACGAGAGTATTGCGTGGGTAGAGAAGCAGAACTTAGTGAGTGTTGCCTACAACAAAGGGCTAACAGGCGATGTACTGCGTGCCCTTGAATTGGATGTGCCTGCCTTTGCTGATGGCACTAAGCTCAGCGCTCTTACCCCTGCACAGGTGGAAGCCTTGAACAGCAAAGGCTATATATTCCTAACCCAATATGCAGGTAATGCAGGTACGTACTTCAATGATAGCTTCACCGCTACGGCTGCCACCAGTGATTTTGCTTATATAGAGAACAATCGCACTATTGATAAGGCTATTCGTGAACTAAACCGTGTGTTGGTGCCCAAGGTTTCAGGGCCTGCCTATATAGACCCCGATACGGGAAACCTGCAAACGGCTACTGTGTCAGCTATCAATGCCCTCTGTGAGGAGCCTTTGGATGCAATGAAGCGTAATGGCGAGATCAGCGGCTATAAGGTCTATATCAACCCACAACAGCGTATTTTGCAAACCTCCAAGTTGGAGGTAGTACTTAAGATTATACCCGTTGGCACCATGCGAGAGATAGAAGTAGCTATCGGATTTGCCCTTAGTTAGTTACAAATGACAAGTGACTAACGACTAATAACTAACAACTGAAAAACTAAAAAACTATGTTAGAATACGAACCCCTTATCAACGGAAGAGAATACGGATGGGCGGATATTATCTGTACCATAGGTGGCGTACCAGTAACAGGTATCGTGGCTATCAAGTACGAGGAGAGCCAAGAGAAGGAGAATGTATATGGAGCAGGGCGCCACCCCGTGAGCCGTGGTTATGGTAGGGTGAAAACTATCGCTTCTATTACCTTGCTCTCCGCTACTGTAATGGCTCTCAAAGCCAAAGCTCCTAAAGGGCAATTACATCGTATTGCTCCTTTCTCTATTACCATAAACTATCAGCCCGACAACCAGCCTTTAGTAACCCATATCCTAAAAAATTGTGAGTTCCAAAAAACGGCTTTTGAGTGGAAAGAGGGTGATATGCACAAGGAAATAGAATTAGAACTAATTGTAAGCCACGTGGTAGACAAGTCTGTTTAATTCCTTAAATTCTATAACTCTTAAATCTTATTTAATCATGGAAGAAACATACAAATTTGTAGAAGACAATAGCCCTAAAGAAGAAACCATTTGTGGGCTTAGTATGGGCGAAATACAAACCCTTAAAGAGGAACACGGCGAGTTGGTATTGGTAGAAGTAGAAGCCGATGGACAAACCCATCAAGTGATCTTCAAGGAGCCTACCTTTAAGCAATTGGAGGCAATGACCAAAATTTCCAAAACGGACGAGGTGAAAGCTGCCCAAGTAGCCTACCTAAACTATGTAGTGAAAGCTGATGAGGCTATTGCAGGGCGTGATATGCTAAAGCTTAAGGCCGTAGAAGCCCTCATGCTAAGAGTAAAAAGAACGAAGGCAACTGCAAAAAACTTGTAGGCTCGTTGTTATCGACAAGTGCAGATAGCACCGAGCCAAGCGACAAAGAAGAGTGGAAAGTGGAGGCACTCATACGAGCCAACTTTGGGATAGACCCAGATACACTACAGGCTTCTCAGTGGTGTAAACTCTATGCCCAAGCCCTATGGCTGGAGCACTGGCGTATACAAAACCAAGCCGAATTATTTAAGGTGCTTATGGGCGGGTAGTTTTACCTTTTCGGGGTAGATATTGCTATATACCAAGCAAAAGAAAAATATATGTAGGCTGATGTAGATACTAATAGCCCCTACTTCATAAAGATTCCACAGTATGGAACTTATCACAAATACTATAAAAGATAGAATATAAGCAAGCCAAAATAGTGTTTTCATAGTAGTATATGTTTAATTATAACAAGGCAAAGTTACAAAAAAGAAATGAATAATACATTTAATTTCGGTATAAATTTCAATATAGCGGGAGACAATCAGGTTTCCGCCGTATTTGTGGCCTTGTTCAAAAACATGGATATACTACAGGCGGAGATTACCCAAATCAATCAAACCCTAAACACCTTTTCCGAAAATACCACTAAGGCTATAGAAGGAGTATCTAAAACGATAGAGGAAAGCACTAAATTATCAAATATAAACTTTGAGGCTTTTCTGAATTTGACAGACAGAGCAGCATCAGCAGCGGCTAACCTATATGCCCCCGGCATAGCCCTTGAAAAGAACTTATCTGAACTATCAGCTATCACGGGGGTTACAGGCGAAGGGCTCAAAGCCATAGAAATGGCTGCTCGTGATACTGCTAAAACCTTTGGTACCTCGGCTGTGGATAATGTGGAAGCTTACAAAATGATGCTTTCACAGCTTAGCCCAGACATTGCCAAGAATAGCGAGGCGATGAAGCTAATGGGAGAAAATGTAAATATCCTCTCCAAACAAATGGGAGGTGACACCATAGCGGCTACTGATGTACTTAACACCTCACTGAACCAGTTTGGGGTGAGTATGGAGGATCCTATCAAGGCGGCTAAGATAATGACCGAGATGATGAATGTGATGTCTGCCGCCGCCCAAAATGGCTCAGCCGAATTGCCCCAAATCAAGCAGGCTTTGGAACAAGTAGGTATGGTGGCTAAGACTACTGGGTTATCGTTTGCCGAAACCAATGCCTATATCCAGCTGCTTGACCAAGCAGGTAAGAAAGGAAGCGAAGGGGGAGTTGCCTTGCGTAACGTACTGACTACTCTTTCGGAGGGCCGTTTTACCTCCAAACTCGCTGCCGATGGACTTAGGGAAGCGGGGATCAGTACTGATTACTTAGCCGATAGTAGTGTGCCTTTGCACGAGCGATTGAAAACTCTGCGTAAGATACAAGGTGACACCGCTCTGATGACGAAGGTATTTGGCAAGGAGAATATGGCTGCTGCCATTGCCCTTATCAATACCGCTGATGAGGCCGAAGCGATGAGCAAAAGTATTGAGGGAACCAACTCTGCTGTAGAACAGGCGGAGGTCATTATGGAAAGTATGGCCGAAAAGAATGAACGCCTAACAAGACAAGTAGAGGATTTTAAGATTTCCATTTTTAATGCTACGGGAGGAATGTTCGGCTATGCGGGGGCATTAAGTGATATTGTTCGGCAGATGACGGGACTTGCACCTATAGGAAGCGTATTAATTAATACATTTTCTTTCCTTACCAACGCTCAAAAGCGTGCCGCCTTATGGACAAACATTTGCTCGGTAGCTACCAAAGGAATGGCTGTGGCACAAGGGATTCTGAATGCTATCATGAACATGAACCCTATCCTATTGGTGGTAAGTGCCATTGCCCTGCTTATAGGCTATGTGGTAACGGCAACAAACTATTTTGATAGCTTTGGCTCTACTATGTTGCTTCTCTTAGGCCCTATAGGTATGCTTATCAGTGCTTTTACGATGATTAAGCGGCATTGGGATAGTATTGTAGAGGCTTTTCAATCAGAAGGTATCTTAGCGGGATTTAAGCGTATCGGTTTGGTACTCATAGATGTAATTATGGCACCTTTGCAGAAGATACTCGGCTGGGTGGCAGAGCTTACAGGTTGGGAGTGGGCTGCCAATGCCTCTGGAAGTGTGGAGGAGTTCCGAAAGAATATGGATTTGGTCTCCGAAGAGGAAAAGGCTAAGACTCAAAAGGACGATAAACCCCAAGAGGTGACCCTTGTGGAGAGTGATAGCTTTGATCTGAAGAAAAACCAACCTACCGTACCTACAGTAGGAGGGGTAGCTACCCAAAAAACTATGAACAGTACAGGAGTTGGGGGTGACAAAAGCAAGAGTGAAAACAAGGTGCGCAACCTAACCATTGGTAAGATGATGGATAACTTTAATATCTATATGAATGCCGACAGAGGCTTCGACAGGCAACAGCTTCTACAAGCTGTACGGGAGATACTCCTTACCGCTACTGCCGACTTTGCAGGCGGGTAGGCAGATAGCACCCGCGGACGATTTTCTAAGATAACCTATAATAACGATGATAGACTTTAACTTTCAACCCCAACCCCTGACCATAGCCAAGACGACAGCCGTTAATCTTGCTTTCCGATTTGGCATGCAAACGGGTAGGTACTTAGAGGTAAAAGAGTTTGACGGTACTTTCTCTTCATTAAGTGATTTGGAGAATCGCCCATGGCTGACTTCACTTCGGATGAGTACCCACTATGAGGGTGAGCGTTACAGTCTGCTTTTTAAAGAGGTGATTATCTCGGTTACCCAGGAGCGCAATATTGTAACTACTTCTCTACAAGGGAGAGATGGTACTATCAAGGAGTATATCAGCAATGGGGACTATGGAATTACCTTGGATATAGCCCTAACAGATTACGAAGGAGAGCCAAGCGAACAGGCGGATGAGGAGTTTCTTCTACCCAAACAGGACTATCCACTAAGTCAGTTAGAGACCCTTAGAAAGCTCCTTACTACCCCCGAAGCAGTAGAGGTAGAGAGTGATTTCCTATATGCTTTTGGAATTAAATCAGCAGTGGTTACCTCCTTCTCTTTGCAACAGGAAACCCATAGCAATCGTCAAAGCGTACAGATACAAATGCTTTCTGATGAGCCTTACGAAATCAAACAAATACAACAAGACGAGTATGTTAAGATTAGTAAGTAGAATAACTATTGAGACGGGTAGCACCCGCTGGCAATTCAATTCGGTAGCTGAGTGTAATATTGTAGAAGATATAGGAAGCCTTACCGACACCTGTGAACTTAAGTTACCTCGTAATATCAAATGGCAGGGGCAGGTAGCACCTGGAGGCAATAATAAAGAAATGATTTATCCGCCCATAAAAAGAGGCGATCGTATTACGGTAGAACTCGGTTATGATGATGATTTAGTAGTGCGATTTGCAGGTTATATTCGCTCAGTAGATGCCAAGGTGCCTATTACGATTACTTGTGAAGATGGGATGTTTTTACTCAAATCTATTAAAGCCGAACCTAAGGCTTTCAAGAATGCTTCACTCAAAGAGATAGTAGAACACCTGCTTAAGGGTACGAATATCGCTTATAAGCTCATAGATGACAACATACAAGTAGGTGCCTGGCGTATTACCCAACCCAGTGTATCACAAGAGTTACAAGAACTAAAGGACAAGGTAATGCTTAGTAGCTATTTTAGGTTTGTTGAAGGGCAATCGGTGCTGTATATAGGTTTGGAATACCCCATAGATAACAGAGAAAAGCATCTCTTTAAGCATGGCAAGAATATCATTAAGGAGGATTTTACCTATCGTAATAAAGACGATATACGAGTAAGGGTAGAAGCACAGAGCTTCAACGCCAAACATAGAAAAATTACTTATGAGTATGGCGATAAAGACGGCGATGTGATTAAGATTCGTATCGACGGACTTTCGGAGGAAGAACTAAAAAAGTATGCTATGCAGGCTTTAGAGCGTTATAAGCAAAGCGGGTTTAAGGGTTCGTTTGAGACTTTCGGCACTCCCGAAGTACGCAAATGTGACATGGTGGAGATACACGCCTCCGACGGAAATCGGGGTAGTTATTTAGTGAAAAAGAATGAGATTAGCTTTGGAACCAATGGCTACCGACAAAAAATAGAACTCGGCAACGCATTATGATAAAACAACTTATACAACAATTAGCCTATACAGGGCAGGAGCTATACGCCAAAGTGTGTAAGGTAACCTCTGTAGATGAGGAAAACCAAACAGCTGATGTAGAGCCTTTGGACGGATCCTCACCTATTTATGATGTGTATTTGGTAGTGAATATGGAACAAGGAGGCTTCTACCTTCAACCGAAAGTAGGATCGCTGGTGTGTGTCGCTTTTATAGGCAAGGAAACGGCTATAGTAGTAGGAAGTTCCGCTTTTGATAAGGTAGAATGCACCTCGGAAGGGTTTAGCTTAAAAATTGAAAAGGGTAAAATCCAAATCAAGAACGAGCAAGCCGATTTTAAAACCCTTTTAAATGACCTTTTAACTGAGCTTAAAAGCGCTATCATACAAACCCCTTCAGGACCTGGCAACTTTGCACCGAATAATGTAGCGAAGTTTGAAGAAATCAATAACAAAATAAACCAACTATGGCACTAAATAAAGAACAACTCAAACAAGGCATTATCCGACTACAACAGCATATGCTTACCAAAACTGATGCCTCAATGGAAGAGTATGCCGAACGCCTAGCCTCTCTTATTAACGATTTTGTTAAGAGTGGCGAGGTAACGGTGAAAGCAGGTATATCTGTAAGCACGGCAGGAACAGCAGCCGCTCAGACAGGTTCCACTACCAGTGTAGGAATGGGAACCATAAGCTAAAAAAAATAAACTAAGAAAGATGATATCACTCAATTACATTTTACAAGGATTTGGATTTAGGGATAGTAAAGACTTCCTACACTCTTCCTTTGGTCACACCTTTTCAGCTCTTTTTATCAAGATGGACGTAATACTCTCCTTTCTGTTTGCCACTGTGCATTTTCTATTTGGATTCAATCATTTATTCCTAACTGCATACGTGGTATTGTTAGTGTTTGAATGGGTTACAGGCGTACAAGCCTCCCGCAAGCGAGGTGAAAAGCACGAGAGTCGCAAGTTTGGGCGTATGTTGTTGAAGATAGCCACCTACTTAGTACCTATTTATATACTGCATACCTTCTCGGCTAATGTGGAGTTTCCAAGTCTTGGAGGTTTTGAATTCGACCCCTTCCACTGGCTTTACTGGATAGTACTTATAGGAATTATATGGCAACTCCTGGTGAGTCTCTTGGAGAACTTAGATTGTTTAGGCTTTCGCTTCGCTAAAGTACTGCTCAAGATAATTAATAAGAAGTTCTATAAAACTTTTGAATTAGAGGATGACTATAACAGTATTACATAATCAAAGCCTTTTAGACCTCGCCCTGCAACATACAGGTACCATTGAGAGTATCTTTGAGTTGGCTGTACTGAATGAAAAGAGCATTACCGACGATATGGTGGCGGGGGCTTCTCTACTTATAGGAGAAATCTCCAACAAGGATATCCTTAACTATTACACGGCTAAGGGTATACAACCCGCCACAGCCTTTACCAAGTCGGACAAGCAAGTCTTTGAACGCCTTGAGGGTATCAGTATATGGGCAATTAACCTTGATTTTATAGTAAGTAAAGAGTAAGAACCTTATGAATAACCTACAATTATACAACGCCGATAACTTAGAGGTAATGGCAACCCTCCCCGATGAAAGTATTGATGTAATTTGCATTGATCCGCCTTATCTATATCTTAAAAACCAAAAATTGGAACGCCCTTTTGATGAACCTAAATTCTTTGCCGAATGCAAGCGACTCCTTACCAAAAAAGGCTTTATTGTGATGTTTGGGCGTGGTACTTCCTTTTATAGATGGAATACCATATTAGATGGGTTGGGCTTTGTGTTTAAAGAGGAAGTGATTTGGGATAAAAGTTATGTGTCAAGTCCGTTAATGCCTATGTCTCGCATCCATGAAACAGTATCCATACTTACAAAAAAGGAGGGGGTAATTAATAAGGTGAAAATTCCTTACTTAGAAATGAAAGGGAACGATATAGATAGTATTGTAACTGATATAAAGAGAATGAAATCAGCTCTTAAAAATACAAAATCACTTAATGCTGTATTGGAGTTTTTGGAAAATAACAAAATACCAACAGAAACACCTATTAGAACTGATAGATATAATTGTGAGACGTTTACTAAATATAATACAATTGCAACACAAGATAAACAAACAGGTGATCGTTGTGTGAATGTAATGCAATCTATACAGTTTGGACTTAATGAAAAGAGTATTATTAGAACTGATGAGGGGAAAGAACATACATCAAGAATTATAACAAGTGGCTCAACAAATGATAGAGACCGTTGTGTGAATGTAATGCAATCTATACAGTTTGGGTTCAATGAAAAAACAATTATTAAGCATAGTAGAGACCATTACAAAACTATTCACCCGACTCAAAAACCCGTCCGCCTCTTAGAACGCCTTTTAGCATTAGTTATCCCCAAAGACAAACCTCGCAATGAGGTAGTAGTAGCCGACTTCTTTGCTGGCTCTATGAGTTGTATGGAAGCCGTGCACAATATGGGAATGAAAGGCATTGCTACCGAGATTGACCAGGAATACTTTGAGAAAGGAAAACAGCGTATTGATAAACTACAACCACTGATTATTAGTCATTAGAACCATGGCACGAACGATACAAGAAATACAAGAACTCATCTACCAAGCCAAGACACAAGAGCCTGCCCTTAATGAGCTTAATAGTACCTCCAAAGTAGCGATTTGGCGACTATGGGTCTATATCATAGCGGTGGCTATATGGAGTTTGGAGAAGCTGTTTGACCTACATAGGGCAGACATAGATAGGAGAATTGCCGAGCTTAAACCAGGTACAGCTAAGTGGTATCATAGCAAGGCCTTAGCCTTCCAATACGGCTTTGACCTACTTCCAGATAGCGACAAGTTCAACAATCATGGAAGAACAGAGGAACAGATAGAAGCGAGCAAGGTAGTCAAGTATTGTGCTGTCACTGATGCCCCAACTGAGAGCCGTATCGTGATTAAGATAGCTACCGACAACGCAGGTACACTCACCCCAGTGACGACTCACCAGCAAGAGGCATTTAGTCGCTATATCAATGAAATCAAGTATGCAGGGGTCTATGTTACCATACTGAATAATCAACCCGATTGGCTCAAGCTCTCTATCCGCATTGTCCGTAATCCACTTATTCTGAATGAGAATGGAATGAATGTTAATTCGGGCAAGCAAACTGTAAAAGAAGCCATTAAGGATTACCTCAAGCGTTTACCCTTCAACGGCGAGCTCTCCCTACAAGCCCTTACCGATGTTATTCAAGGGGTGGAGGGGGTCAAGGATGTGAGTATAGACCTCGCCCAAACCAAGTGGATAGAAGGGAGTATATGGGGTAATTTCCAAGAGATAAATATAAGTCGCATACCCGAAAGTGGTTATTTTGCGGTGAATTTTGATACAAATAACGATGCCAAAAGTACCATTACCTACCTATGAGAATTTTTGAACTCAATTTACGGAGGCTCGTGATCTTGCTACTGCCTACTTTCTTGAGAAAAGCACGCCTTGTAGCTTGGTTACAAATCCTTATTGCCCCCTTGGAGCAACTCCAATATAGCTTTAATCAAAAGCGGAATAGCGACCTGGTAACTCTCACGCATAACGGACAAAAGTGCTATCTAAGGAAGATTCTCAATGATAGTTTTGACCAAACATTAAGGCGTATCCGTATAGAGGATATGACCCACTTTAACGCAGTGTATATCTATACGGAGGCGGAAAATCAACCTGTATATTTAGAGGAAAAATACCTATATACTTCGGGAGAAATGCAAGTGAGTGGGGTGAATTTCTCCGTACGTATACCGAAGACATTACGAGCAAGAAATGTAGAGATTAATGCCCTTATTGAGGCTTACAAGATAGCATCTAAGAGATATATAATCATTTATGAATAAAATCAACTTTGACAACACAGGAGGGTTTCCCTTGGGTGCCTATACCCTCAAATTTATGCAGCAGAGCTACCAACTATTCAATTCTTTGGGAAATATAGCGGGTAACCTAAGTATTCTTTCGGGCTGTGATCGGGTAGGTCGTAGCATTACCGATGGAGTGGTATATATCAATGGCGAGGTGCTTCCTTTCAAAGGAGCTCCAATATCCGAAAAGGTCATTATTGTAGAGACCACACGGAAACGAATATTCAAGGACGGCGTAGAGAAAGCCGTAGAATATACCCGCTATGCTACTTTTGGCAACAGCGCAAGTGGATATTTATGGGCAAATTTTAAACGGCCCTTAAACAACCAACAAATAGAAGCCCAATCCTTTACAGATCAGAATTCCTTACTCAAACGGCTGGAAAAGCTAGAAGAGCGAGTAAGAAAAACAGTACCTATAGGATTAGTCGCTATATGGGGGAAACCTGCCAATGAGCCTATTCCTGAAGGTTGGCGAGAATACGTACCCCTAAGAGGTAGAATACCCATAGGGTACGATAGCTCCGATATCGATTTTGGCCGTATAGGTGCAGAAGGAGGAGAAAAAACACATACCCTAACCATAGACGAAATACCAAGCCATAGCCATAAACAAGGTAGTGAGAGCCTATACAATTTCTACGGAGGAGGGGAACTTATAGGAAATAGAACTTACCCCTTAGAAAGAAATGAATCCTATAAAAAACAAAACACCTCAAAAACGGGAGGAGACCAACCTCATAATAACATGCCTCCTTATCGTGTCATTAAATATATAGAATTTGTCGGCTTCTAGCTAAAAACCATTAACACAATGATTATACCTATTTCAACTCTCAGACGTTGGTTTTCAAACTTTATGAAGCCTAATCAAGAGCACTTTTGGGCGATATTTGACAGCTTTTTCCATAAGTCTGAAAAAATACCCATGACCTCTGTTGAGGGTTTGGAGAGCGCCATACAGAGCACAGCCACTGCAGAACAATTACATAGTCACCTTACTGATAGTCAGGCACACAAGGAGCTGTTCGATAAGAAAGTGGATAAGGAGGCAGGTAAGACCCTTACCTCAAATGATTATACCAATGAGGAGAAACACACCAACCAAGTCAATGCCCAAAAGCGTGTTGTGGGTCTTACTGTAACAGGTGATGTGGATAAAATTATCACCATAACCTTTGCAGACAGCACTATCTTACAAGCCCCTTTTACAGACAATAATACATTGCCTGAGAACTTAGCAGATATCAAGCTCAACTCCCTTAACTTCAATAACCAGACAGGAGTACTTACAGGGCTTCGATCAGATGGACAACAACTTACTGTGAACCTTGACGGCCGCTATGCACTCAAAGGACATACTCATCATTGGGATGATATTGAAGGAAAGCCTAGTCTGAATTATCTACCACTGGTAGGAGGTACTCTAACAGGTAATGTTGTACTGACCAATCAAGCTATATTTAAGAAGGGGAACCCTATATCTGGGTATATAGTGGATTGTTTTGCAGCTAATAATAATACCAATAACAAAACGAATCCAATCTATGTAATAGGAGAGAATTATAAGCCCACGGATGATGCTCTTGCTACCATGTATGGCATTGGATATACTACTAACAATGCTAAATTTATTAATGGCGAAGACTTAGGTTTTCCAGCGGTCAATGGAATACCAGGATGGGGCTTATATATAGCAGCCGTTGGGAAAGCTAGACATTTCCTAGATGCAAATACAGGCAACTCTTATCAATTTGGCGACTCTCGTGCCAATGGATTTATTAAGAAAGGTAGCTCCAATGATTATGTATTACTTGGTGGAGGTGGTCATAAACCTATGTCTGAAATTCTCCCTACTCATATATCAGTTAAAAATAATGTAATCTGTAACCACTCCCATAATAATTCTGTGATATTCATAGAGAACAATTTAGCTATTCAATTGAAAGACTTAGACCATTTGGATTGTCTATCCTTCCGAAAAGTATATGCAGGGGGTGCTGTTACCTTCAGCTGTGCTGGAAAGACGATTATCTACACGGGGGATAATGCCTTCAATGGGGGTGATGGCTCCACTGCTGTGGTGAGTATATGGAAAAACAAGTGTTATATAGATATTCGCAATATATAATCCCCCCTAGCCCCCGAAGGGGAAACAAATGACAAGTGACTAATGACAAATTACTAATAAGATGAATGCAATACAATTCTTTGACTGGGGATATATCTCAAATGCTTTTGATTATTCAATAAAAATAGAAGGTGTTGAGCAAAATATTAATATAGTTGATATTGAATTATGGGCACATTATACTAACGGGTCATTTAATCCGATTAACAGTATACACGACGCACCGAATGCTCCCAGAACATTTATTCAACAAAAAATACAATTACAGCAGTCACAGCAGTTATATAAATTAAACAAACAAGCGTTTAATTCTTCTTTTGAGACAGTAAATTCTATAAAGCAATCTTTTAAGACATTAACTTGTATTTTGTTTTTTAGTACAGAACGAGAAATGCGTAACTTTCATGCAACATATAAGCATACAAAAATGCCACAAATCGTCAATAATTCTTGGTTTTTTAAAGAGCACGGATATTTCACTGTAATAATTGAAGAAGTCCCTTTCGCAGAATCATTGCTGATTCACGATAAACAGTATAAAAATAAGAATCTGTTTGTGGTAAAATTTAATAAAAAGTAAATATTTGTAATTAATATTGTATATAAAAATCATATAAAATGAGAAAGTTTTTAATTAATTATTTTGCGCTTAATTATAGCGTTAAAGTGTTTGGAAAGACAGTCAGTTGGGTTCGCGCAGCAAACGTGATATTTCCACTTTTTGTTATTACTGGGTTGTTGATGACAATCAACACTACAATAGCATATTGCATTTTGCCAATATTAGCTGTTTCAGTGTTTTGTGGATTTGTATATTTTGAAATATATCCGCTTAAAGAAACTGAAATTGATTTACTTGACAATGTACAGAAGTATTCATATTCCATATATTATAATAAAAATAATGCCCCTAAAGCATATAATTCATTATTACCATTGCTGGTAAATCCTATAATTGCAATTATTGCAATAATCATATTAATTTTATTTTACATTTAAAATCAAAACACCATGAAAAAAAGCAAACGAACTATTAAATACCTCGTGGTACATTGTTCTGCCACCCCCGAAGGACGAGCACACTCTGCTAAAGACATAGACCTATGGCACAGGCAAAGGGGGTTCAATGAGATTGGTTACAACTATGTAATCCTCTTGGACGGCACTATAGAGCAGGGGCGTGATGTGGATAAGATACCTGCCCATGTGGAGGGTTATAACAAGGATAACATTGGGATCTGCTACATAGGTGGAGTGGATAAGAATACGCTCCAACCCAAAGACACCCGTACACCTGCCCAAAAAGAAGCCCTTATAAAGCTCCTCAAGGAACTCAAGAAGTTATATCCCGATGCCATCATTCAAGGACACCGAGATTTTGCGGGCGTAAAAAAGGCTTGTCCTTGCTTCAATGCAAAGGAGGAGTACCAAAATATCTAATCGTAAAATAGTTAATTATGACAGAAGTAAAAGAACTAAAAAAAGAGTATGAAAGCCTAATCGCTAAAGTAGAACAATTGCCACGTACAAGAGAACTATCCCTTGTTATCACCAAATTAGAGGAGGGGCTTATGTGGCTTGAAAAGTCAATCAAACAACAAGAAATTCCGAAGTAATGTATGAGAAAGATTATGTATTTACTCTTAGCTCTTCTGCTATTAGGTAGTTGCAGGAGCAAAAAATTAAACCGAACCGAACACAGAGAAGAGCAATGGAGCGAAAGAAAGGAAACTAAAGACAGCTACACACGAGTAGAAAAATCCCAAAAGGTAAGTACTTTTGAGGTACAACAATCGCAATCGTATGAGGTTACCCTTGAGAGCGAGAAAGACAGTGCAGGAAACGCCAAAGAGTTGGTATATTACCGCATACGAGACGGCGACAGCGAGACCATAAGAGTACGAAACGGAAAGGTTACCCTTAAAACCGTAGATAACCTTTCTAAGAGCTTGCAACAAGTTGATACTACTCTTTATATACACTCACAAGTAAGCCAAAAATCCGAAACCAAAAACCAATACCTACAACAATCTAAGCAGGTACAAAAAGAGATTAAAAAAATACCTTCCGCCTTTATTATAGGCGCTTTGATACTCGGCGTAATTGCTATATTATTGTGGAGACTGAAACTATTTCGGTGAAGTTTAAATCATTTTTAAAGCACTTTTAAACACTGCTAAAATAGGAGGGCGAGCAGTAAAAAAATGTCCTCCAACCAAATTAAATACTTCCTACGGTAATTTAATTGAGCAAAAAAGCCCACAGTTGGAGGACGTAAGTCTTCTGATTGTGGGTTTCTATGCTCATTACCGTAGGAGGTGCAAATATACGAATTTTCTAAAATAAAAACACTAAAAACAATGAAATATAATTCAAAAAATTGGCAACGCACACCAATATCCTACTATGGAGGTAAACAAACAATGTTACCCTACATTTTACCCCTTATTCCGCCTCATAAAGTATATACAGAAGTCTTTTTTGGAGGAGGCGCCGTATTCTGGGCAAAAGAAAAAGCAAAAGTAGAAATTATTAATGACTTTAATGCTAATGTATATACTTTCTATAAAGTGTTACAATCAGATTTTTCGGCTCTTAAGGTATTGATAGAGCAGTCAGTTGTTAGCAAAGATGCCTATAAATCAGCGTTAGTGATATATCATACCCCTTTTATCTTTAGTGATATTCACCGAGCTTGGGCGTTCTGGTATGCTACCAATTGTGGGTTTTCTTGCCAAGTAGGTAACTGCCGTATTACCACAGATGGCAAAAATGCTATTTGTCTACATAATAAGATAGACAACTTTAAAGAGAGCTATTCAGAGAGACTAAGAGGCGTGCAGATAGAGAATAATGATGCTTGTGAGGTGATATCCTTACGAGACACACCTGATACGTTCCACTATGTAGATCCTCCGTATGTAGGAGCCAAACAAGGGCACTATGGAGGATATGAGCAATCCCACTTCAATCAACTATTGGCAACTTTAGCCAAAGTCAAAGGTAAGTTCCTGCTTAGCTCATATCATAATGAGGAACTATCTAAATATGTAGAGCAATATGGCTGGTACCAAAAAGAGATAACTATGCATCTAAGCAGTAGTAATGCAGTAGGGAAAAATAGGTTAGAGGTCCTTACAGCCAACTACCCTATATAGATACAAAAAAACACGGAGTATATCCGTGTTTTTTTAGTATCTTTGTCCCATGCTTTTTCTGCTCAAAAAATGTACTTTTCATTTTGAAAAAATGTACATTTCGTTTTGCCGATTATACATAGAAGAAGCTATCATAGATTCCGCTCGTACGACTTATCTTGCAACCTCAATAGAAAAATCAAACACAAGAATTGATAAATACAATGGAGATCCAAACACCATACTTACTATGGAATTATCTCCTTCTGTCAATAATAAAGTGAACAAATTAAAGAAAATACTCCCAGAAGCCTTTTTCTATTGGGTTAAAACAAGTGAGTTATTACAAAAATAA